AGCCAAAAAACCTATAAATAAGAGCGGCAATGTCAATAAAATGTCTATAGGTTTTTATTATAATACTTATAGGCAATTATCAGGGAACTTTTTGGCTCTTCAGTTGTCTATATATATGAAGGCAAATATTATTAACAATTAACAAGGTGATTTATGAAAAATTATAAAAACAAATATCATGAAGATTATAAGAAAAGAAAAGATGAGGCATATTTAAAAAAGTTTTTAGAGGCAATAAGTGCGGCCGAAAAAAAACAAGATAAAGAAGACTTAGATTTTTTAACAAGTATTATAATTGCTAGTTTAACTGAAGAAGAGGTAGCAAAGCATATACCTGAAGAAGGCCAGAAACTATTAAGAAAAAAGTTAGTTTCATTAATGAATAAAAAACTAGGTTTATAATTGCGGCCGAAAAACATAAAGCATTATAGGATAATCTTATAATAGATATAGGTATATTTTTATGATGCTTTATGTTCTAATTTAATTAATGATTAATTTAAAAAAAAGGATTTAAGACTATGAATACAATAAATAAAAATAAAGAAGAATTACTAAAAAAATTAAAGCAAAGACTAGAGGATACTTGGTCAGGTTTTACTCAAGTAATAGAAGAGGCCGAAGAGTTTTATTATGATGTTGAAAGTAGAATAGATGATAAATTAAAAGAAGAGTTAGAAACATTCTACGAAGATTACATAGATAATTTAAAGTTTCAGGCCGAAGGATTACAACACGAAACACAACAAGCCATAGATAAATTTGAAGGCACTTATAATATATCTTATATGAAAGAAGAGGTTTAGACTATGGTAAAAGATTATGAAAAATTTAGAAATTATATGCTAATAAATAAATGTGTTTTTCATACTGTAGAAACTAACAAAGACAATGAAAAAGAGTTAGTAGTAGTAAGTAAAAATATAAAAGGCTATTTTAAAATAGATAATGGATATTATGGCAATAGCGATACTATTGATAAAATGGCGGCCGAATTAAATAAACAAAAAGGCTATAATGAAAAGCAAGCTATGGATATAATTATAACCAGTTACTAGTATAAATTTTATTGTAGGCCTATTGCAAATTATATAGGCCTATGATAAGATTTATTAACATAACCAAAGAGGCAAACAATGGAAACACTTTATAAAAAAGATATAGAAATATATAAGAAAGAAATTAAAAGGCTAAATAAAAAAATAGATTATTTAGAAGAACTAGACCGCAAGAACTTTTTACAAATTATTAAATTACAAAGTATAATTAATAACTATGAAAGAGGTATAAAATGAAAAAAGAAAATTTATTATGTATATCAAAAGGAATGGGTAAAATGGAAAATATACGTTCTATTTCTACTAATACATTAACAAATGAATTTTGTAAGAAAATGCATGCTAGTAAAAACAAGCTAATAATATGTGGTCATTGCTACAGTTATGAGGGTCTAGAAATGGCACGTTTCCCTAATCAAGTGAAAGCATTGCAAAGAAATAGCAATATATTAGCTAATAAAGAATTATCAGAAAGAGAAATATATCAGAATTATATGTTCAATGACAATATTTTTAGGTTACAAAGTCATGGCGACTTAATCAATGAATTACATTTAAAAAACTTAATGGCCATAGTAACCGCTAATAAATGGACTACATTTGCGTTATGGACTAAAAGAAAGAACGTTATTAAAGAATATTTTGATAGCAATAAAAAGCCTAATAATTTAATACTGGTATACAGTAACCCTTTAATAAATAAAGTTATAGAGGCCAAAGACAAGCCAGAATATTTTGATAAAGTCTTTAACAATGTAGACAAAGACACATTAAAAGAAAGACAGAATTGCACCGGTCAACAATGTATAACATGCAGAAGATGTTACATTAAAAGCAATGATAACACAATAATAGAGGCGGTAAAGACTAACGGAAGGCCGAAGAGTTTACCAAAGATAACAGTTACTAGAAAGGCGATATAATTGCAGCAATTAATATAAGAAAAACTTATAATAGATATAGGTATAATAATTATAAAAATAATGTAATATAAAAGTATGAATAATAAAAAACAAAAAAGAAAGGAAAAAACAAAATGAAAGTAAAAGACATAAAAAAATTTGTTGAAGTTGCTCATAATAAAAAAGTTCCTAGAGATGTTCAGGAATTTTTCAAAGAAGTAAGAAAAGGCAAAGCAGTTGAAGATATGGACTTTGTACACTTCGTAAGAGCAATGAGAAAAGAGGCTAGAAAGTAGCCTTTACATGGGGAGTGTCTATTGTGGGTTGTGTGATTTATAGGAGTGATATCCTATAGAGTGAAACAGCATAGGCCGTTCCTAGAGTAATAAAAGATAATCCCTTGGAGTTACAGCCAAGGTGTCTAGGTAGGAACTGTAACTTCCTAAAGATAGGTTCGAATCCTTTACTCCCCATGTAAGTGCTATAAAAAAATTAATAAAAAAAAAAGAAAGGAGTACATAAAATGAGTAGAGCAGACCATAGCAAAGAGATGCAAGCTAAATTTGAACACTTCCAAAATAAGTGTGATGAGTTTGCAGAAGAGATGCAAAAGTTTAGAGATGAGTTCACCATAGATAAACATATGCATATGCAAGAGGAAGACAATGCTATAAGTTCTTTTCAACATAAAGTTGAAATGATGTCAGATGCATTTAGAAAAATGAAATTTAATTGTTTTTAAAAAGGAGTAAATAAAAATGACTAACAAATATGAAAATACATTTATACAGTTTAGAACTTTTATATATCAAGCTAAAAGAATATATGGATATTTAAGAATAACTAAAGAAGGATTAGAAGGAGAATATATAAGACTAAATAAAAAAGATTTATTGAATAGATTAGATTCTTTATATTTAAAAGATAAAGATAATTGGCTAGAAGAAATAGATACAGATGCTTTTCATTTTCATACTAAAGAAGGCGAGGTGTGGTACTTTGGCCAAAAATGGTTAGGTAGACCGCTAGAAGTTTGGATAGATTAGTTATAGGATATTATTATAATAAATATAGGTAGACACAATAATAATAATTTGATAGAGTTTAAATATGATAAAGAATAATAAAATAAAAACACTTATAAGGATATTTATAAAAACACCTATAAAGATATTTACATTTATTATTCTTATCATATTAGTATTTATAATAGGGCTAGTTCTTTTTTCTCCCTTAATTATATCTAGCCCTACTATAAGTATTAATATGATACTTACTAGCAAGGCCATAGCTAGTTTTAATATGGCTACAATTAAGAGGATAATATAAAATGAATAGTAGTAATATAGAAAAAATAAATAGATATGGTAACCCTATCAGTAACAAACATTACAGAACACAATACCAGAATGTAAATAGAAATACTGTTACTGGTAGATTTGAAACTAAAGACTGGTGGAAGTTACTAAAGAAGAAGGCCAGGAGTGGGTTTAAAAACCTGGCGGTATTAGATACTAGATTATTCGATTAATTAATATAACCTAGGTATGTTATAAAACTGCCTACATAAAATGAGAGGCAAACTATGAGTAGATTTAATAAAATAAATACAGAACACTTTGCATTACTAGTGCAAGAGATATCAATAAAAAAATATACACAGAAGGAGTTTATAAAGATTGTAGAGGAACTATATATGGATATCTTCAGGCATAATACTAAAGGAGAATATGTAATAGAAACAATGCCTTATGATAAAGATAATTGGAAAGTATATAGACCAACACAAAGTAAAGAAGAGGCATTACTACTTATTAAAGGAGATAAAGAATGAAAAGGATATTGGTAACTTTTAAAGTAGTACAAGGAGAACAAGAGTTTTATGAGTATGTATCATTAAAAGATAATGACTGGACTGATGAGGATTTACTGGAGGAAGTATATGCTCCCAATGGTTTATACAATAAAGAATATAATTATTGGGAAGATGATTATGGCCAAAGAATATTTAAAGTGCATTTTATATCAAGCATTACAGATGAAGAATTAAAAGTTTTAAAAAAATTTAATATAGTCTATGATATTTGGGAAGACTTACACAGTCCAGAAAAATATAATTACAAGGAGGCAAAAAATGAAAAAGAGTAAACCAAAATTAAATGTAGTAAAGTTAGATGATAAAAGGCCATTGAGTGATGACGACCAAGTTATGCTAGTTAGAGATAAAATGCTAGATTTATTTGATGAGATACAAGAAAAGGTAACTATACCTAACACTATTATTGCTACACAATTATTAGTGACAGACTTAGCCTTTGATACTGCACCAAGCAACACAGTTGCAGCAAGTATGTTGTTAGATATCATTAACCATAGATTAAGAATGGAAGTAGAAGTGGAGGCCAAAGGTGAATAAAAATGATAAGACTTGGAATATTATAGAAGATACTATGAAAGAAAGTGAATCATTAAGTGATGCTATAAAAAAAGTTGATAGACTTATGATACAAGGAGTGATAGCATTACCTAAAGATTGTAATAATTGGTATGAATTAATAGATAAAATGAAAGAAGAATGGCATGACCTATGGATAGGTTGCACTTCTTGGACAACAGATACGAAAGGAGAATCACTATGAGTAGATATAAAGATTATTTAATGGAGTGGGAAGACAGAATAAATGAGATAGAAGGATATGAAGAAAAAATATCTGAATCAGAATCTCTTTCAGAAACTGTAGACTTTGTTATAAATAAATTAAAACCTAAATATGAGTTTGAAAAAGTACATATACATGATATAGTATCTGAAGACTGGAATGAATATTGGTCAAAATATTACGTGAGAGGTTGCTAATGCAGATAGAAAAATTAACTGATAAAGAACAATTAATACTTGACTTTATAAAAGATAATGACGTAGATATGGCAGAGATTATAGACGTTATTATAAAAGTAAATGGGTTTGTAGGTGTAGGATTAGTAACTCTAGAAGAATATATAGTAAAGGCCATAAAGAAACACCACAAATATGAATCACTAGATAAAATAATGAATGGATAA